GATAAATATGCTGCTTGACCTGGAAATAATTTTTTTAATTCGCCGGCGTACGTTTTTAATTTATCAGTATTAACGCCAATTTTTAAACCTAATGTGTCAAATGATTTACTTAATTGTGCTGCACGTATTGTGTTTACGCCAAATGATTCAGATAATTTTCTATTTTGTTTTTCGAGAACGTTAACTTTTTCATATGCATTAATGGCTGCTTCGCCTACTAATGTAAATCCAGATGCTCGTACTACATCTTTTCCGCCAGTCTCAAATGTTTTATATAATTGTTCAGCTTGATCTTTTAATAACTCAAAGGCAGTTGGTCCAGCGCCGTGTTTAGGCTGTTGTTTTAATTTAGCAATAAGTCGTAGTTGATTGTTCATAAAATCATTCTCATTTTATATAAATATTTACAATGGAGATTTTATGATTGTTGGCTTTTTCGTTTTGGCTTTAACTTTTTCTCGTGCAGCTGCAGCTTCGTCTTGCATTTTATTAATTTTAGATATCCAAAATCTACGAATATAAACGGGCATATTATACAAGGTATTCCAGTCCCACCGGCCGGCACCATGCCATACTAAATCAAAAAGACTTTCATGTAGCTGAACACGGTCTTCTGGCTTAAAACCAAAAAAAGTCTGTGTTAATCGGAAACCCTGCAGTGAAGGCGCCTCCGTCTTCACCTTCGAATTCATATTTTAATTCTAAATCTGGTATATTAGAAGTTACATGGGTTCTGAATTTTTTTGAATCTATAGCTAAAAATTCATATCGTATGAAATTTTTAATATCGTCTATTTTTCTAGAATCATTAACTTGCACTAGTGTATGTTCTAAAAATTCAGATAATTTTAAATTTTCTCCATCTCCTGTAGATAAAAATCTAAATTTTAATGGCGTTCCGTTATCTAAAACATAATTAAATTCGCCGTTGTCATCAGATTGTAAATCAAATGTAATTGGTATCAATTTTGTTAGATCTACTATGCGATTTAATGTGCCGCCTGTTTTAGGATCAATAACAGTAACTGGATAATCTTTTCCGTAACTTAAAATACGTGCGGCAATAATTAATCCATTTTTATCAATTTTAGAAATAGTTGAATAATCAACAGGCGTTACAATCAATGCTTCTAATAATTTATCTAAAACAACGCCTTCACGCATATATGATGGATTAGTTAAAATGTCCTCATCATATGCAGTCATATACCGCATTTCGATATTTCCGGGGCGAAGTGGATGATCTTTAGGATATACCATTCCGTTACTTATTAATTTAATAATTTCTGATGGTATTGTACTACGCTTTTGTTGCTCGTATTGAGCCTTTGCTAATTGTATTAGATCTTGATTTGCAATTCGGTCTGTCATTCCACTCATTTTAACTCCTATAACTTTATTATAAATATGTGCGAACATAAAAAATGGGGGTGTTTAGCCCCCATATATATGCATTCTTAGTATTGTAATATTGCGTAATCGTATTTCAATGTCAATTCAATTGTCATGGCTTCTTCTGTTCCCCAATCCATTTGACCGAAATTTGCTTCAGAAATAAAAGCACCTTGCAATGTCCAGTTTTCAATTTTTTCACCTAATGCAGACAATGCGTAGAATTCTATGTTACGTTTGTAATCTGATGAATACCCATCGCGACCTGTTAATGATTCGTGGTGGAAACGTACCCATTCCATTACTGCTTGTGCACCTTCACTTGTAATTGGATCATACAATGTGATAGCAATATCGTTCCAACGACTTTTTCCTTTAACCTTGCGGTCAACGTTAATGTGGTCTAAAACAATCTCTCCATTTGTCATTGATGGTCGAGCTGCAGCTTTGATTAAATACGCAGGTATATTAGTACCAGCTAATTGCATAATAAATCTATTAGCATATTTCGGTTCCCACGAAAATGCACTACTAAATAAATCACTTTGGCTAATATCTGGTAAGGTTGGTGTTAATGCCATTTAAGTTCCTCTTTTTGTTTTATATAAATATCGGCAAAGTAAAAAAGGTAGAACCTAAGTCCTACCTTTCTTTAAAATGTTATTTATTATTACAAACCTGGAGAGAAACTTGCTCCCGTTGGTTGGATATTGAAATCTAAAATAATAAATTCCGCAGTGCGGGTTGGTTGAAGGAAAATTTGACCATATAAAATATTTTGATCAATTAAATCTGGGGTGTTATTTGATTGGTCCATAACAACTCTGAATTGATATAATCCTTGTTTGTTTTTCACGTTTTCTAAATACGGATTAACAATTGACAAGAATCTCAATCTTGTTGCATCGGTATTTTGTTCAAATACCAAATAACGAGTTGAAGACGCAATATATTTCTTAACAGCAATCAACAAACGACGTACATTTACGCGGTCTAATGCACTTGGGCGAGCCTGTAAAGTCTTTTGACCCCAAACTACTACCCCTTCATTAGGGAAGTTCGCAATAGGATTAATACGAGCATTATACAATGTATCACGATCAGCTTGTGACAAATTAATTTTTGTAGCACTAACTCCTGTTAAACTACCACGATTCAAACCAGCTGGTGCATACCATGGATGTGCATTTTGATCTGTAAATGCTAATACTCCCGGGATCATTACTGATGGCGGAACGAACATTGCAACATTGTTATCAGGACGACGAATTTGAAGCCATGGCCAATATGTTGATGTATAACTGCTATCCAATCCAGCTACTTGATTTGCTACCGTTGTAAGTGAATCTGTTACTGCATTTGAATCCATTACATAGAATGTATCTTGACGAGCTTCAACTAAATTACGAGCTGCATTTGTAATAATTGGATGCAAACTATGAATGATACCTGGAGTAACCAACAAGTTCATATCATAATAATCTGTATTTCCTAATAATGCAAATGCTTTATTATAAGCAGTTGTTCCTGCCGATGTTGTTGAATTACATGCAAAACCAAATGTATTTGCTGCAGTAATATTTTCACCTGAATATTTTTTTAAGTTAGGTTTAGCTCCGTCAAATCCACCCTGGAATGGTACAATGAATTTACGTGTTGACAATGCAACGTTGGTAGACATAGTTGATCCTGTCAATGCACCTTGCAATGAATTTGAATACGGTGCAGATGATGGGAAGCCCAATGCTGCATCTTGACTTACATCTCCTAAATAGAAATCTGAATTGCTACCAGTTGTTGATCCTGATGTAAGAGTTGGTGCTAAATAATTCAAGTTGTTTGTTACTGCAAAATTAAATCCAAAATATGTATTGGTATTAATTCCCGTTGAACCTACTTGTGATGTTGTGTATGTTGCTTCTTTTAAATTGAATGAAGCAGACGCATTTGGAATCGGAGATGTTACAGCACGGAATCCAAATGGAATCAATGCACTGTTATTTGTTTTCTTCTTAACTGCATTAGTTACTTCTACGCGTACATATGCCGATAAATTTTCATAATCTCCGGAGATTGATAATCTTCCATCATTATCAATTGTTCTATCTTTATCACCAATAACACGAGCAATATAACGAGCTGATGATGGATCTAAGTTTACATTTGTATATATTTCAACTGCAGGAGATTCATCTGTATCAGATACTAAACCATAATATGGTTGAGCTGCTGGTAAGTTTGCATTGTTAACTCTGCGAATTTCAACTGTAAATGTTGGATACTCTCCTGTCACTGCTTCTGGTAAAGTTACAATGTCACGAATACCAATTTTAGTTTCGTAGTTAACATTTGTACCATGAGACAATGTATGGAAGCGTAACAAGTTAACTGCTATACCACTTTGTTTCTGTGATGTGATCCATGGTGTTGATGCTACGGTGTAATCTTGAACTAATTCATATGACGGTAAATAAGCCAATGACATTGTTACATGTGCAAGTGTTGCAAATGCAGATGTTGCTGTTGGGTTTTCATATTGAACATAAACTGGATATTGAATTGATTTCGGTGAATTACCTAATGTTGTAGACACATAATTATTGTCTGTGCTAACAATTGATAATGGAATAGCCGAACCATTTCCTGCTGTAAACGATGAAAAGCCAATTGCATTGTCTTGTGCTGCTGCAAATGATCCTGACAGGTTCAATGTAAATGCACCATTACTACCAGGAGCTCCTGATGTTAAAAGACTTTTTTCAAATACATTTGATGCGCCATCGGTTGTTACCGGTAAAGTTGGATGTAATACATGAGTTACAATTTTTGTTGTTCCTGCCGTAGAACTTGATTCAGCAATGATTGCTAAACCACCATTGGTTAATTTATAACCATCTTCATACAATAAACGTGTTACTGTAATTACATTTCCTGATCTCAAATAATCTTGAACGACGAACGGTATATATGAATCATCTGTATATGATCCAAATTTACTAACAAATTCTCCGTAAGATGATATTTGAGTAGGAATTAGTGCAGGTCCTTTTAATGTTGGACCTACAATCGCTGCACCTATTTGTGCAATTCCACCTGCTAAATACGATTGATCTACTTCATTCGTAAACACGCCAGGTGATACTATTCTTTCTGCCATTTAATACTCCTATGATTTTTTTATATAAATATGTGTTTATTGTGCTAAACCTGAATCAGGAGTAAATGTTCCGTCAGCAACATTGATTTGTCCTTCGCCGTATCGTTCACGCATCTTTTCTAAAAGATCTGATTCTTGTTTTCTCAAAGACTCAAATTGATCTAAATACTTTGTTTGTTCTGCGTTCATGATTTCCAATTGACGATTTAATACATGAAGTTCAATTGCAATGTTTCCTAATGTGGTTGAATTTTTTGCGAAGCTATCTCTTAGAGATTGAATTTCTTCTAGATGTTCGTTGTCCAGTTTTCTGGTCATAACTTGTTTCCTTTTTCTTTTAATATAAGAAATTAATTGTTACATTCCAAGCATCTCAACATCATTTATGTTGATTGAAAAATCACTTACTGATAAGATATCTTCATCCAATGTAAAATCCACAGTATATGTTAATGGCGTGCCAGCTGGAATATTTGATGTATCGATTGCTAAACCATAACATGCTGCATCTACATAAACATTGATAATCTGATTGTAATCAAAATCGATTAATTCAACTGCTGTCAATGTTTTGTCTTGTAAAAATTCTTTAAGTGTCATAGTATTTATTATGCATTTAAAATTAATATTTTTCTTAAATTATTGTTATATCCACCAGGGGAGCTATTAAATGGACTACTCGGTTGATTGAATGATGAATCATAACCGCCGGTGGGATATAATATTGCAATTCTCGTAGGGGGTGTCTCTAAATTGAATGTTAAAAATTCGCCTCCTACGGCAATGCGTCCATCGGCAAGTATTCCTAGACCAGTTACGGTACCGCCAAAACCAATATTATTAGATCCAACTGCGTTAAATGTAGTATCTCGTGTACCATCTGTATTTATCCGGACTATTCGGTATACAGTAGAACCACTGTATGATGTAAATGCTCCGCCGGCGACTATTTTTTCATCGGATTGTAATGCTAAAACAGACCCAGCAGTACCTAATCCACCAGTTCCAGGATTAAATGAGGTATCTCGCGTACCATCTGTATTTAAACGTATTATCCTATTAATCGTTGAACCGCTGTATGTTGTAAAGTTTCCAATCACTAATAGTTTTCCATTAGATTGAATAGCTATATCATTTACATTATTATTAAATCTAGAACTAGATAAGAATGTATTGTCAATTGTACCATCTGTATTTAAACGTATTATTCTGTTAGCTGCTGAACCGCTATATGATGTAAATGTGCCTCCCGCGACTATTTTCCCATCAGATTGAATAGCCAAAGTATTTACGTTGTTATTGAGTGGAAATCCGGTGCCAGGATTAAATGTAGTATCAATTGAACCAGATGTGTTTAAACGAATTATTCTAGGAGCTGCCGAACCACTATATGTACTGACCCATGATCCTCCGACAACTATTTTTCCATCAGATTGAATAGCCACAGCATTTGCGAGACCATCAAAACCAGAACTAGATATGAATGTAGTATCTCTAGAACCAGTTGGTGTTAAGCGAACAATTGCTGCATTGCGCGTTTGCGCGAATTCTCCAAAGGTACCTACTACTATAATTTTTCCATTTGATTCAGTAGCATACGAATAGACGCCGGCACTAAATCCCTCACCTATATCAAAAAACGACGCACTATTTCCTGTAGTAGACACTAAAGAAAGACGATTTGATGGTGGTTGCGCATATGTGGCAAACTGACCATATATCTGAACTACACTCCCTGACAGCGCAGTTCCAGAACCATATGTAGCAGTAGAAGCAACATTAAGTAATGAGCCGCGTAGTCCGGGGCCTACATTATATGATGTATCTATAGCTCCGCTAGGTAAAAGTCTTACAATACGTGAGGCATTTGACCCACTATAACTAGTAAAATTATTAGTTATATATATGTTTTTATTCGAATCAATTTGTATCGTACCAGCCGCTGGGAGGTTGTTAAAATTATCAAATCCGTTGCCGATTTTAAAATCCGGATCCGCAGTTATTTGGTTACCTACTAGATATATGCGCGCTATTTTATTGGTAAACTGTCCTACAACAACTATTTTACCATCAGGTTGAATTTTTAGATTGTTTACATTGTTATCAAAAAATGAACCACTAAATGTAGTATCAAAAGATCCGCTATTGGTTAAACGAGCA